CGTTCGAGCGCGCGGCGGACGCGGAGGCGGAGAACCGGCGGGAGGCGCTGGACGATCTGCGGTTCGCACGACTTGGCGAGCAATGGCCCGCGCATATCCGGCGCGAACGGGATATGGACGGTCGACCCTGCCTGACCATCAATCGGCTGCCGGCCTTCATCCGCCAGGTGGTCAACGATGCGCGGCAGAACAAGCCGGCGATCGTGGTGCATCCGGTGGACGACATCGCCGACCCAGCGACGGCGGAGGTGTTCAACGGCCTGATCCGCCACATCGAGCAGTCGTCGGACGCCGAGGTGGCCTACGATACCGCCCTGGATTTCGCGGTGACCGGCGGGCTCGGCTATTTCCGAATCAACACCCGCTATGCGTCGGACGACGGGTTCGACCAGGATCTGGTGGTGGAGCGGGTGGCCAACCCGTTCTCCATCTACGGCGACCCGGACGGGACGGCGGCGGACTCGTCAGATTGGAACTGCGCCTTCGTGGTGGACACCCTGCCCAAGGCCGCGTTCGAGGCGCGCTGGAGGGGCGCCGATCCGGTGGATTGGAGCGCGGACAGCTACGCCTCGCTGACCGGCCCTTGGCTGGACGGCGATCGAGTGATGGTGGCCGAGCATTGGCGTCGCGAAGCGGTGAAGCGAACCATCGTGGCGCTGTCGGACGGCCAGATCGTCGAGCTGTCGGTCTATGAGGCGCAGAAGGCGATGTTCGACGCCCTGGCCGTGACGGTGGTCGGCCAGCCCAGAAGCGTGGCGAGCCACAAGGTGACGCAGCGGATCATGACCGGCGCCGAGGTGCTGGAGACCGTGGACTGGGCGGGGAAGTTCATCCCGATCGTGCCGGTCTATGGTGAGGAACTGCATGTGGACGGCCGTCGCCGGCTGAGAGGCCTGGTGCGGGACGCCAAGGATCCGCAGCGGATGTTCAACTACTGGCGGACCACCTCCACCGAGCTGGTGGCGCTGGCGCCCAAGACGCCGTTCATCGGCCGCAAGGGCTCCTTCGAAACCGACAGCGCCAAGTGGGCGACGGCGAACACCCAGTCCCACGCCTACATCGAGTACGACGGTCCAGAGCCGCCGATGCGGCAGATGTTCGCCGGTTCGCCGGTGGGCGCGATCCAGGAAGCGCTGAACGCCGCCGACGACATGAAGTCCATCATGGGTCTCTACGACGCGAGCCTGGGCGCCCGGTCGAACGAGACATCCGGGCGGGCGATCATGGCCCGGCAACGGGAAGGCGACGTCTCGACCTTTCACTACATCGACAACCTGAACCGGGCGCTGAAGCACGCGGGGCGGATCCTGCTGGACCTAATCCCCAAGGTCTATGCGACGCCACGGGTGGTGCGGGTGCTGGGCCCCGACGGGCAAGCGCGGGCCGTGCCCATCAATCGGCAACCTAGTGCGGCGCCGGGGCAGGGCGGCGGGCAGCCCGCCGCAGGTCAGCAGGCTGACGGTGGCCAGGTCGGGGAGATCGAGAAGATCTATGACCTGACGGTCGGCAAGTACGACCTGATCGTCCAGGCGGGACCCAGCTTCACCAGTCGCCGAGAAGAGGCCGCCAACCAGATGATCGAGCTGATCCGCGCCTATCCGGCCGCGGCGCCGGTGATCGGTGACCTGCTGGCCAAGAACCTCGACTGGCCCGGCGCCGACGAAGTGGCGCAGCGGCTGCAAGCCATGCTGCCGCCTCAAGCGCGTGGCGCGTCGCCCGATGTGCAAGCGGCGCAGGCGCAGATGGCCAAGCTCGACCAGGCCCTCGCCGCGGCCAAGGCGCAGATCGCGGCCCTGCAGCAGGACCGCAGCCACGAGGCGCGCAAGCTGGAGATTGAAGCTTTCGAGGCCGAGACTAACCGGCTGAGGGTGACGCAGCGGTAGGCCTCGTGGCGCGGCTAGCCGCGCGCGCTGCGCCATAGAGTTTGAACGCCAGGAAGCCGAAGAGAGCGGCCAGAGGAAGACAGAAGACGAAGAGCCAGAAGGTCGTCCCGTTCTGAACCGAAGGGGCCTTGAGGAGCCTCATCCCGATGATGGCCGCGAAGAGTAGTGCGGCGAGGGCGGATATCAGACTTGCGCCGCCTTTGAAGGCGACACCGGCGCCAGCGACCAGCGGGGTCGAAGCTTTGCGATCTGCGATGATCAGAGCCGTAATCTCGCAGCCGTAGACAAGGGGCCACCCTATGCTGAGAGCCAAACGCGGCGTCAGGAACATGATCAGTGGGACGTACAGCAACCACGCTGTCGCGCCGTGGATGACCGACGCCACGCCGCCCCAGGTGTCACCTGGCGGCCAGCGATCGCTTGAGTACCAGAGCGTGCGAACCGCCCAGGCGGGATAGCCCAGAGCCCATAGGCCCGCAGCGGCCACAAGGACCATGGGATCGGGCATGAACAGCCCGAGCCCATAGAGAAGCGGCGGAAACAACAGCAGCTCGTTGAACTGGACGCTCGCGCCAGGGTCCGAGGGGGCCGGCTGTGGCGGCATGGCGGGATCGTACTTCATTTGTTCCAGGCTAATTCGAAAGTGTGAAAAGGCAATTGAGAAGGGGAGCACCAGTTGGCGGATGAGAACGAAGGGGAGGGTGGGGCGCCCTCGCAAAGCCAGGTCGCCGGAGGTTTCCTGGATGGTCAGAAGAAGGCCATTACGGACTTGGGAGAGAGGATGCTGAAGGGCGCGCCGCGTGGGGCGCGGTTCATCATGAAAAAGATCCCTGGCGCGCCGGCGTTTGTGTTCGATGCGGTCGATCTGGCGACGGCCCCTGACAAACTCCGTTCACTCGCCGGCATCGCGGGTGGTGCGCTGGGCGGCGCGGCTGGCGGCGCGCTGGGCACGGCCGCGGGCGGCGTCAACGCGCCGATCGGCGCGGCCATTGGATCTGCCTGGGGACAAAAGTTCGGCCAGGATTTCTACGACCACCACACCGCCGAGATCCATCGCGGCCTCGACGCGACGAAACAGTGGATACGCGACCGCGAGGCGGACCTTGCCAGCAGGTCACCGCAATATCCGGCCCGCTGGAAATACTGAGCCTTTCCATCACGCTGTCAGCGTGCCGAAGACAAATGATCGCGCGCGAGCGCATTTTCCGAGGACAATATGGACAACGAAGACGCCATCACCGCGGGCGAGGGCGAACTCGCGCGTGCGCAACAAGCCGGCGATCCGTCGGCGGAAGATCCAAACGACACCTTCGAGGTGGAGCACGAAGGGCAGGTCTATCAGCTACCCGGCGTTCTGAGGGGCGGATTTCTGCGGCAGGCGGACTACACCCGCAAGACCCAGGAACTGGCGGCTCACCGGCGGGCCGTCGAGGCTGAGCGCCAGACGTTGGCCGCTCATGCGCAGGCGATGGATCAGGGCTCCAGCGATCGCGTGCAATTGGCGGCGCTCGATCACCAGCTCGAGAGTTTCCGCGGTGTGGATTGGCAGGCTTTCGCCGCTCAGGATCCGCATGGCGCCCAGGCGTTGTGGAGCCGGTTCCAAGGTATGGCGCAGGCGCGCGACCAGTTGGCCTATGCCCTGAGCCACCACGCGGAACGCCGTGTGCTGCAGACGGCGCGGGAGACGGCGGCGCAGATGGCCGAGACCGGCCGCACATTGCAACGGGAGATCGAGGGCTGGTCGCCGGAGGTGGCGAACAAGCTGGTGGAATACGCCCAGGCCTTCGGCGTGACACTGGACGAGCTGGCGCAGATGGCCGACCCGCGGCTGTGGAAGGTGCTGCACAAGGCCTATCAAGCCGACCAGGTGAGTCAGCAAGCCGGCGCGGCGACCGTCGCGGCGCGAGCCCAGGCCGTCCGCCCGGCGGTGCTGGTGAACGGGGCGGCGGCCGGTTCCGGCGGCATGCGGGATGAGTTGGCGACGAAGGAATGGATGAGCCGGCGAAACGATCAACTGAGGAAGGCGCGCTGATGAGCGGCGCGCCGGATTACGCAAACCCGTTCCTAGCGCCGCCGGTCGCGGACTTTGATCAACGGCCGGCGATCCTCGACCTCGTGCAAGCACCGGTGTTCAGCGGCCCTTCGTTCGACGACGGACAACTGCTGACACCAGCCGAGCAGGCGCGGCTGGCCACTGCGCCAAAGAGGCCGGCCGGCACTGAGGTCACGGTTCGAGCTCGCCCCGTAGGGCTCTCAGGAGGCGCCGCCGACCACATGTTCGCGCATTACGATGACGGCCAGGAGCAGTACATTTTCCGCGGCGGGCCCACAGGACCGTTCCTGCATGCGCAGGTGGATCCAGCGGCCGACAGCCCAGACTACGCGCATGATAGCCGGGTGCTCTATCAAACCTACGTCCCGGGCGTCCGTGCGCGGGACGCCATTCGTCCCGCGCAGGCCCGAGCGACCCAAATCAACGGTGCGCACGCGCCCTATCTGATCACCAATTCGAATTCGAACTCCGTGATCGGCGATTTTACCCAGGACCAGTTCGGCAGACGTGTTGGTGACGACCGGACTTGGGGTTACCAGCCGATGCCCACCTATCCGATGACCCAGCCCATATGGTGATGGCGTTCGGAAATGACGTCACGCGTCACCCGGGCTTCCGGGCTGGGGCGCCATCATTGCCGGTGAGCGCCGCGAGAACGAAGGGCCAGACGAAGACAAAGGGGATGAACGCATACTGCGGCCCCTCCCAGGCCAGGTCGCCCTTGATCGCGGCATAGATCGTCAAGGCTAGCAACAGGCCTCCCGTGGGCGCGCCGATCGCCAGCTTCAAGGCGATCAACAAGCCCTTTCCGCCTCGCCTGTTCGGGGCTGGAACGTCGCGCAACGACAACAAGAGCCAATCCGTCGAAACGACGTAGCCGATCAATCCAATGATCGCGAAGGCCAGATTATGCGCCACGCTCGGGTTGGTGAGGCCCCAAGCCACGACGGCCAGTGACACCAACGAGACCAAGGCGGGGATCACATGTCGCGAGTTCATCCAAGCTCCTGCGTTCTTGGTTCGTTCGAAATCTAAGCTGCAAGCTTCGCCCTAGCAAGGGACAACCGGGGACAGCGGCATAGGGATGGACGATGGCTATCCGCCTGGCGCGGGAAAACACCGTCTCCATAGCAACACACCCAACACCAAACCGCCGGCCAGGTTTGGCCATCGTCGAGCAAGCGCGCCTGCGCCTCGGACGGCTCAGGCGGCGCCAACCCCAATTCCATTTCGAAAGGACCGACATGGCCAACGCCATTCTGACGCCGACCGCGGTGACCCGCGAGGCGCTGCGCGTGCTGCACCAGAAGCTCAACTTCGTGGGCTCGATCACGCGCGAATACGACGACAGCTTCGCCCGCCAGGGCGCCAAGATCGGCGATACCCTGAAGGTGCGCCTGCCCAACCAGTATACGGTGCGCACCGGGACCACCCTGGTGGCGCAGGACACCACGGAAGCGGCGGTGGACCTAAAGGTGCAGACCCAGAAGGGGGTCGACCTGAATTTCACCTCCGTCGACCTGACGATGAGTTTGGATGATTTCTCCGACCGGGTGCTGGAACCGGCGATGAGCGTGCTGGCCGCCAATATCGAGGCGGACGCCATGAGCATGTACAAGGACGTGTCCAACCAAGTGGACAACCAGGGGCAGGCGGCGAGCTTCGCCAAGGTGCTGCAGGGCCGGAAGATCCTGGTGGATAACCTGGCGCCGCTGGCGGGACGGACCTGTAACCTGAACACTCAGGACAATGTCGACCTGGTGGACGCCCTGAAGGGTCTGTTCAACGACCAGACCTCGATCGCCAAGCAGAACCGCGAAGGCTTCATGGGCCGCACAGCCGGGTTCGACTTCATGGAGAACACGCTGTGGCCGTCGCACAATCGCGGCGCGGCCTCGGCGACCTATACTACCAGCACCCAGGTCGGCGCCCTGCCGGTGGCGGCGACCCCGGTTACGGCGATCACCGTGGCCACCGGTTCGGGCACGGCGGTGAAGGGCGACGTGTTCACCATCGCCGGCGTCTATCGGGTTCACCCGGAGACCAAGCAATCGACCGGCATCCTGCAGCAGTTCGCCGTGGCGGCCGACTTCGCGGGGGGCGCCGGTTCGATCGCGATCACGCCGTCGATCGTCCTGTCCGGCGCCTATCAGAACGTGATCATCCCCAGCACGTCGGCGACGGCGGCGCTGAGTTTCTCCGGCACGATCTCGACGCCGCATGGGCTTTCCATGGCCTACCAGAAGGGGGCGTTCGCCTTCGCCACGGCGGACATGGTGATGCCGCGTGGCGTCGATTTCGCCGCCCGCGAGGTCTTCGACGGCGTGTCGATGCGGATCGTGCGTCAGTACGACATCAACAACGACAAATTCCCCTGCCGGCTGGATGTGCTCTACGGCTTCAAGACCATCCGGCCGCAACTGGCCTGTCGCCTGGCCAACCACTAACGGGGGCATGTTGCGCGAGGTTCGGGCGGCCATGAGGGCCGCCCGAACCTCAAGCTTAGCCATTTATGTTCCTTATATGTTCGGATGGAGTGGCCGCTCGCGCCAGAAGGCCCTCGTCGACAGCTTGATGGGACGGCTTGGGTCCGATCCCTTGGCGCAGAGAGCCCGCGCCGCCTAAGGAAAGGCCGTAATGCCGGTCAGATCAGAGTCCACTAGCGCAGGGCGACCCGGCCTATCCCGCGGCGGGTGCCCCTGATCTGGATCTGGATCGCTTTGCCCGTAAGCATGCTGAATTGGTTCCGTTG